AGTCATCAAACGTAATTTCATTAGTTTTAAACCACGCTTATAATCTTCTAAAGCAAAAGCTGCTGCCTGTGAGTTTTCTTTAAACTGATGCAAATAATATCTAGCTCTTGCAAGTAATACAGTTTTATATACATCAGGAAATACTATAGCATCTCCAAAAGAATCTAGCTGTGTTGGAAGATCATATGCAAAATAAAATACTTTGTATACTTTATCAGGTATTGGGCTAAGACCAAATGTTCGACCATCTGAGCTTCTTATGACTCTACTAGGCACTCCAAATTTTTGAGTATCTGCATCATCAAGATTTTCACTAAGACGATAAAAATCTTTCCATTCTTCTATTGTAGTGTATCTAAGATTACGTGCTACAAAAGGAGCAGTTTCACCACTAACGCCTACTGTTGTTAAGTAAAAGTTTTCAAACTCTACTGCACCATAGTCTGTAGTTAAAGAGGAACTTGATGGTTTTAATTCATACCACCGTGTTCCAGCTACAGTTTCTAGGCTTACATTACCAAAGGTAGGATCAGTGGCTCCACTTTCAGCCGCCGCTAAAAAAGGCCACTTTGGTTCTTCTGTTACAATATCTAAATAAGATCTATTGATAAGATCCTTAGCATGCTGCTGGATACCAATAGCATTAGCAAAAGTTGAAGAAGTTAAGGCAACCTCATTCAACTCTCGCAATAGCTCATTAGTTAATTGTAAAAAAGTAGTAGCCATTATTTATTATGAACCTTTTGTATTTCAAAGTTTGCAGTTTTGCTAGATCCTGTATGTTTTTTGTAACCATCTTTAGGATCTTTCATAAGCTTATAAGACTTACCACTTTTCATCCAGTGATAACCTTTAGGGGCTTGAACTTTCATCGTCCTTTAGGTAGGCTCATATTATAGCCAGCCATCTTATTACAAGCATCTTCCATCGCATAAATGTCAGCCTTCATTGCTTTACCGCCATGTCCTTTCTTCATGCGCTCACCGCCATACATCATTGATTCACGCTTGCCACCCATCATCATGCCGCCACGCATTTGATCTTTCATCTTACGATCCATTTCCATATCCATCATACCCATGCCGCCCATAGCCATATTTTTCTTTCCGCCATGCTTCATCATGCTTCTCCCTGTATATTTATTAGGTACATAACCTTTTTTTCTAGGCACTTTATTCATTCTTGATCCATAGAAAATGTTTTACTTTTTTCTCTACATACATCTAATTCAGTTTTATGTTTATTAAAGATACGATCATAATTATTTTTATATTGTGTAATATTCATACCTTTACGAAATCTACTGTCTTTATTAACAATAGTTTTACGAAACATCATGGGATTAGATTCTGAACCAACTGAAGCCATTTGAACTCTCCAAATGAAAGGAAAGGGGCCACCGAAGCAGCCCCATCCAGTTTTAGTCAATGCCGTAGAAGGCAGATACAAGAGCTTCAGGACGAAGCACCTGTGCGCCATATACGTGAAGACCACGAACAATATCACCAAAGCTATCTGGATCACGGATGACCTCAGTGCTAGTAATAGTTTGTGCAGTAGCACAAGCAGACATATGACCAGCCAAACACTTACCAGCAGCATTAGTAGTTGCAGCAATATTATTTGACTTGTACATATCAAAGCCACGTAGCTTACCAGAGCTTACCAATCCATTGCGGATTGAACCCTGACCAGCATTGTAGTCTACTGACAAGAGCTTAGAAGAGCTTTGAACAAGCACTTCGTAAAACTCTGGATTAGCAACAAACCAGCGACCTTCTTCTGGTACATTTTGATCATCTAGCAAACGAGCCATACGAGAAAGAACATCAATAGGATCGTGTTCACTAGAGCCAAAACCAATGTCCAAGTTACCAGTACCATCAAAGGTGCCAGCAGCAAGGTCAGTTGCATTATCAGTACCTAAGCTGTGATTTGGAGATGAATCTGGAACACCAGCAAACATCTCAGCAATAACACCTGCATCAAAAGCATCACGCAATGCGTAAGCTGCTGAAGAAGTTGCTACATCACGGAAGTTAACGTGAGACATATTTGTTTCAATATCATCGACGATGAATTTGAAAGCATTAGCCACATCAACAACCAGAGTAAGTTCTTGGTCAGTTAATGCAGTCTTAGTAATGTCTGCACCACGCTCGTAGTTTACGACAGTGATTTCAGGCTCTTTAATGATGCGTACACTATCACCGAACTGTGAGATTTCTCCAGAATAGTCAGTGTTAGTAATCGCTTCAACTACAGAAGCCTTACGGAAAAAGTTTAGTACCTGCTTGGAATAAACTTTGGGTAGGAAAAACGAGTTAGTTTGTCCTGATACGGAGTTACCAAAGTTACCATTGGTATCCGTAGATTGCTCAAAAAATTGATCTGATACGTTAAAAGCCATGTTAATATACTCCTAGTAAAACATTATTTTACTACTCTGCCCTCTGTCATAGCTTGACGGATTTCTTCTTCATACTTATCAAACTGATCAAGGGACATCGCAGCGATTTCCCGTTCAGTCCAGATTTTAGGCTGCTTAGCATCTACAGAGGTGGTTTTTGTTGATACCATATCTGCTGCATCACCACGTTGCCTTTGTTGTCTGGGCTGTTGTGTTTGAGACATGTCATTTTCTAACTTATATAAATCAATAGCTTTAGATGCTAAAGTTACATTATCTGGATTATTATAAATCCAATCTTTAATTTGATCAGGTTGTTGTTCAGCCCACGCATGAAAATTTTCATCACCTCTAATATCATCAAAATCAGGGTGACGTTTTTTCAAGCTAGACTCAGCTTCTCGTCGCATAATTTCAGACTCACGTTGCCGCATAGACTGTAACTGTGCTTCAAGCTCTGCAACTTGTCGTTGACTCTGCATATGTGCTACAGTTTCAACTGTGTTATAAAGATCAGGATACTCTTCTTTAAAGCTTTCTAATTCTTCTTCAGATTTAGGTGGCTTGTAGGAAGGCTGAGCTTGCATCGCTTCTGCTCGCAGTTCTTGTTCTCGTTGCTTAAACTCTGCAATCTTAGTATCGTAATGTTTCTTTAAATCATCATAACGCTTTTTATAGTTAGTTCGTTTACGAGGTTGAACATTTTCTTCAGGGGCCATTTCTTCTTGGGTAGCCTGTTGCTGTTCTGGGTAAAATAAACCATCTGCATCACCCATCTTAGGTTTATCTGGCGTGTGCCAAGATTTACGTGCATTATATGGATTACTTACTTCCTCTTCATATTGTGTTTCTGACATTCTCAATCTCCTTCACGGGGCTTGTGTCTTGCAAGGTAGCCATATTAACTCCGTCGAGTTTAATGGGGCTTGTCTTACCAAGGTAGCCGTAAAAATTATTGAAGACTTGGCATCCTGTTAGCACCCATCATAAGCTTGTTTATTTCATCACTTATTTGGGATTCTTCCATCATTCCACCTTCAGCCTTCATTTCTTTACCGCCATCATAGGCACGCTCTGCATCATCCATCATTTTCTGGAGTACATCTGAACCTATCTGGTCGGTTGCTTTTTTGGTAAATACAAACTCACCATCGCTCAAACGAGCAGGTATAGAGTCTGATACACCAGTTCCAGGGCCGTCTACTTCGCCAGCACCTGAAAATTCTGAAGCAGTTGTAATTACTTTATCTAAGATGTCTGATAAACGATCATCGTCTTGTAACACGCCTGCTAAATAAATTTGTTCGTCATCGTTAAGAGATTCATCCATAACGTACTTAATATAATCTTCTTCCATCTCATCATCAGGAAGTTGTGAATCCAGTGCCTCATCCATTTCATCTTCTGGTATGTTTGGATAGGTATCTACTGGCATACCTTCTACAGGCATTAGCATAGAGCCTTCTGCTTTACGATCTCGTAACATTGAAAAATCTTCAGCAGTAATGTCACCATCTTTATTGGCGTCTAGTTTTGTTTGACCACCTTTAAGCAAAGGCGCTCTAGATTGACGCTCAGCAGCCTCATTCATTCTACGATCCATTTCTTCTTGACGCATTTGATTTAACATTATTTCAAGATTTTCAGGAGTAGGCTCAAGTTCTTCTTCTTTTAAACGCGCTTGTGCTAGTCTTATTTCTCTTTCTGCCATATCCCTAGCTATAGTAGCCTCACGATCTTTTTGTAATTCACGACTTCTTGAAAGTATACCGCCTGATAATTCTAGTCCACCTTCAGCTTTTTTTTCTCTAGTATTGTAAGATCTACCTTCATATTCAAAAAAATCTGCTCCTGCTTTTTTAGCATCTCTTTGAGCTTGTCTGAAAGCTTTTGCGGAATCTGAATCTTTTTTATAAACAGGATAGTCTTCTGGATTTATTCTTTCATCTACAACTCTAAATGGAATATTAGCAGCTTCTGCTTTTTTCATAAGAGAAGGCACTTTATCTTCAGAAATATTAGAGTATATTAAATCACCAATACCTAATGTTACTGCGGTAGCGCCAGCAGCTTTTGCTTGTGCTTTAGCAGTTACTGCTTGAGATTCAGTAGCTTTTTTTACTTTTTTTTGTCCTTCGTTTAGAGGTCTTATAACTTTTGCACCAAACTCAAGAATTTTTTTAAGGCCACCTGAAACATATTGTTCACGTTCTGGAGGATTTAACATACTTTTAGCCATTTTCTTTCCTCTCTAAAATTTCATCTACTATTTGAGGTAACTCTAAAAGTCTACCCAGAAAATTCATCTTCCCCTGACTGCGGAACATTTCCTGTTCCGATGTTGCCGCCACCAGTACCTGTAGCTCCAAGTTCTTGAGGCTGTTCAGGTACTCCTCCACCGCCTCCCATTGCGCCTTGTTCTTGGTTATTGGGGCCAGCTTCTGGGCTAGGGTTTTGTCCAGCATTTTGCATTCCTATAATTTTAGCCATCATTGCGGCTTCTTCAGGGTCATTCATTAGCTCTTCAGGATCTAAATCAAGACTGTATGCTAATTCACTAATAAGTTTATTCATCTTAATAAAAGGCGCTACAGCAGGATTAGCTGCGGTCTGTAAGAACATAGTCAATCTTTGACTACGTACTTCTTTTTGCATTAAACTATTTGTGCCTGTAGCTTTAACTTCTAAATCACCTGTCACAGCTAATTTAGACTCTAAGAACTGCATGTTCCATTGGAAGTATGCTTCACCTAAAGGTTTAAGAAGAAAATCATCAAGATTTTTAATGACAGTCTTAATATTTAATGATGCTGCACCAAGCAACATTGACATGCCCGAAGCAGTACGAGTCATACTTTGTACACCTGTCATACCATGACTATATGATGGAATACCTGTTTGTTCATCTGCAAGCTGTCGAAACTTATCAAACATTTGCATATTTTCAATAGTTGTGTTAGGAAACTTTAAACCATTAATAGCTGTTCCTGGTACACCGGCTTGTCGCCTAAAAACTTTACCAGGATATATTTCCATACTCTGACCACCCACAAGAGCAGTCTCATCTACATCAAATACTACAGAGCCTGATAATGCAAGATTATCAATAGCCATACGAGCATGACCATTCATAATCTTTTGTGAGTCATCCATATTTTCTGCTACGCCTATACCAAAAAAACTATATGGATTTTTTTCGTAGCTAAAAGCATGGTAAGGAATACGAAATGGCGTAAATGGGTTTACTACTGAACGTAATAATCTACCATTACAAATCCATGCATTTATTTGAATTTCATCTAAGTCATCAATATTTTCATCCAACTCCATACCAACTTGGCGTGCATATTCTGCATCCATTACACCCCAATATTCAAGAACTTCAAATTGCTGTGAGCCATAATCATCATTACGACTATCATCTTTTAGTTCTTGTTCATAATCTTTTTCTACATAATTAGGCCCAAGCTGTAATACTTCTCGTATAGCGTCTTTGTTAAAGTAAGGCATCTTACCAAGACTACGAAGCTGTGTGCGATTCATACGATGTCTATGAAAGACATACTCTGCTTCACTTATGTTTGTGGCGTTAGGGTCTGGGAAGAAATCCCATATGCTAACAAACTCCAGCCGAGGAACGCGCACGTCAACAGGAGAATAACTTCTAGTACCATCCTCTGATTCTGTCCACCTATGTAAAGTTTTGTTAAAATTGAATGGGCCTTTAACAATGCCGGTTCCAAATAACGACGCTTCAAATAAAGAACTTCTAATTTCACTTGCCCCATTGGACTCCTCTATTTGATCATGTATAATTTTTTCCATTCGTCTTGCAGCTTTTTGTGCAGGACTAAGTTCCATAGCTCGTGGGTCTGGAGATAAACCTTCTGAGAGCATATCATTTTCATCAGCAAGTTTATCAAGTTTAATATCTTCAAACTTACCAGTAGAAAAAGTAGCTCCAGGTTTTAATACACGCCCATCTCCTTCATACCCTACATCATAAGGACTTTCTATATCTGATTCAGTAGGCGCTGCTATAGGAGGTGTTTCAAGTCCTGGCTCAATATGTGCATGTTCTGCAATGCCTTCAGGAACTTTAGTTTCACTGATCCCAATAGGAAATTTATTAGCACCAAACACAACATCTACAAGTTGACCAAAAGCAGCAAGAACTTTAGTCTTAGTTACTTTTACAAACACACGAGACTTTTCAGATTCACGAAATCTTACATTTTTACCATATAAACCACGATAGTTATGATATGCTGCAAGCCATCGCTGCTCATCTAAGTCTCTTGCGTTTTCAGCAGAAAGAAATCTATCCTGAATTAAACCTACAAGATTATTTTGTAGGTTCTCTTCAAGAGTCAAGTTTATTCCTTGCTCGTCCTCTTCTTGCTCAAAGTAGAGTTCATTAGATGTTAAATTATTTTCAGCCATGTTTAGCTAGGAGTTACGCCAAGATGTTGAAACTCAATAATAAACGTAACCGTGGTTGCTGCTGTAGCCAAATTATTTGCAAGAGGCTTTAAGCGCATATGCAATGTACGTGCAGCAGAGCTATACAATGATGCTGAAAGTGTCATAGCTTCTGAAGTAGCTGGGCCACCACTCATTGTAGAAAAGCCATTAGCTGCTGCTGGAATACCATTAGCAATGATATACAAAGGAGTATTCGCCGTAATAGTAACGGCACTGCCTCCATCATCTGCAATAGCTTTTTCATTAATAATTTGTCCACCACCTGCTGCTGTTCCTAAATCAAAATCAATGTCATCACCTGATGCACCAGCAGTAACTAAGTTACCGTTAGCAATCATAATAAGATTTTTAATTGAAGTGTCAGCAGGTTGAGTAAAACTTACATCATAAGTAGCATCTGCTGTTACTGCAATAGTGCCTGTAGTAACGGACGTTGCTGAAGTAATTACATTATCTGAAAGAGCTTGAACGTCTAGCGTTTTAGCTGAGTTACGTCCTGTATCTCTTATATCCACAACTGGGTTAGTCATATAGTTCTCCTTTAATATCCAAATTCTGAATCAACTGGCGTGTAAGCCTGTTCCATTCTCATATGTCGAAACTGGTTGAATATGTCATTAACCTTGGGTCTTGACATAATTAAGTACCTTAAAGCATCATAAGCATGATCAGGTGCGTTTGTATCAACATCTTCAGGGTTCTTTTTATCTAGTGGTATGCTTTGTAGCTCACGTATCAAGTTAGGACAGCTACTAAATATTTGTATTTTCGGTCTACCACTTGGCTGTACTCGTAAGTATTCATGTATTTGAATCTTACCCTGAATCCTATTTTTATCTGCTCTACGTAACTTATGTCCTGCTCGTTGAAGTGTTTCTCCAACTGTCGGACCTGTAGTACCTGTTCTGTTCCATGCTGCTGTATCTAGTACCCCCTGAACTGAAAAAGGATCTTCTAGCTCCATATTAGTAATCATTTGAGCTAAATCAACACCTGTAAGTCCTTTTCTATAAAGCTCTCTATAAATTATAAGAGTTCCATCAGTAGAATCAACAGCACCCCAAATACAAGAACTTTCAGAGGCATAACCATAGTCAATACCTTTAATTCTTTCCCAACCTATAGGTATTTCAAAAGGAGGTATAACGTGCGACGTTATATCAAACTCAGTAAAAGCTGCCCCTTCTGTTATATCCCAGTTACCTTCTAGCAACTGTTTGCGTTGCACAGCCGGTAACGCTTTTAACATTTGTTCATATCTACCATCTTTTGATAAATATGGGTTATCTTCTAATCTAGCCGGTATAAATCGTCGTGTCAAACCATCTGAGCCTATAAAGCTTTCATTAGACGGTGATGGGTTCACATAACGCTTCTTAACCCATGTTGCACCAGCACCACCAGGGTTAGCCGTACAACGCATGTAAGGAGTAATTTCAGGGTCTGTTGTTCTTAGTCGTGATGCTAAGTAGTTCCATGAGAACTCTGTACTTAAATGTGTAATTTCATCAAAACCAATCCAAGAATATGCTTGACCTTGGTACCTGTACACATCTGCATCTCGTTCTAAGAAACCAAACTCTAGTTTAGCTCCTGATGGAAAAGTCCAGATCTTTTCAACTTCTCTGAATCTACACCCTGGAAAAGCCTTTGGATATAACTCCCTAGACTTATCTATTAACTCCCTAAGCTCAGGCATGGAACGTCTTAGTATTAACGCTCTATGAGCAGTCCTGTGAGCAAATCTCAAAGGATCTACTAACATAGCATATGATTTACCACCACCTGCTGCGCCACCATATAATACATCTGTTTCTGGAGCAGCTAAGAAGTCTGTCTGCGGCCCTTCATTGGGCTTAAAGATAATCTTATCTTCAACTACTTCTTTTGTACTAGGAGCCAGTAAATCTAACTCATCCTCAGTGACAACCTTACCAGTAACTGTAGCAGCATCTTCAGATTCATCTAATTTAGTTTGAACCTTAGTCTGTGATGTTAAACTTGCTTTAGCAGCTTTTAACTTCTTGTCAAGGGCTTCAACTCTTTTTTGTTTATCTCTTACAGACTTTCTAGCAGCAATTTTAGCTTTCTGAGCTTTACTGTAATGATATTTACCTTTATCACCTATAGATTCTCTTTCATCCTTTACGTACTTTGAAAGAGCCTGTACAGATATACTATAACCTTTTGCTTCTACAAATAGTCTACCTTCACGAATAGACTTAATGGAACCAGCAACAATACCTTCTACTACTTCTTTTAGTATCTTGTATTTAGCTTCATTACGTACAAAAATTTTATTTTTTACGTCTGAGTCGTATGCAAAAGGCGCAACGCCCTGTGTACGTGGTTTAGTCTTCGGTAACTTCATATTCACCTTCTACTATAGTTTTAGCAGGAAGTATGAATAAAGCACCACCTTCAGACTCTACATTAACATCTAACTTGTCTTGCTTGCCTAATCCTGTACGATCTAAGATAGTCTGGGCAGCCTGTAACTTTACATTAGCTTGAGGCATGGGTTCATCTGTGTTCATTACCTCAACAAGTTTCATAGCTGCTTTAGGTGCAGACTGAGCAAGAATATTAGAGGCCAGGTCTATTATTTCATTTTTAAGTGCTTTAATTACTTGAAAATAGCTGCCTTCCGAATATCCTGCAAGCTCTGCTGCGTGCTTTGGATCACCTCCCGTTTCGATTAGACAGTTTAAAAACTTTTGTTGTTTTTCTGTTAATTCACGTTCTTTGTGTTTTTGAGGTAAATATCCATTCATGTTGTACAGTATAGGGGCAGATACGAGTTTTGTCAAGTCTTTTTTTAAATAAATGAAAAAAAACTTGACAGATTAAGATTTTAACCCTATACTAGAGTAACAGGCCGGGCCGGTTCAAGTATATATACATGAGCACTTTAAGTACTTAGAAGGATCAGCGGCCTAAAAGTACTCACGAGGCACAAGCCTTGACAACTTGAAAAGCTTTCAAAATGTATATCATTTAGTATATATATACCC